TAGCCAATAAAGGGTATTAAGTGCGTTTTGCTGCCAAAGCTCCCTTTTTAGCTTGTGCTTTCTGTTTTGATTTCTTCTTAGCTGCTAGTCCTGATGTAGGATCTTTACGCATCTTTTTAACTTCTGGCTTATTCTTTGTGGCTAGGCCACCATAATTAAAGAATCCATAATCCGTTTGCCCTGCATCCTCACTAGCTTTATTAGCATTTCCCTGACCAAAGCCATTACCTGCTTCGGCATCCCTCTGGCGTTGTCCCCTACCATCACCGCCACTATTAACAGTATATGGATTCTGTGATGGTCTGCCACCTTCTTTAAGCCTGTCTGCTGCTTCTCTAGCCTCTCTATCTGCTGCTGCCTTAGCTGCTGCATTTTTAGCAGCTTCTGTATTAGCTTCATCTCTACGATCTTTAGCAAGACGTTTTACATTAGCTTCTGAAGCACGTATTTCTCGCTCTTTAGCTCTGTCTGCTTTATCTTGGGCTATCTTAGCAGCCCTTTCTGCGGCAGCATCATCTCGTATTTTCTTTCTATCTATTTCGTCTTGTTCTCTTTGAGTTAATCCAGTAGCTGTATCAGACGGATTATCTTGCTGCCATTCGGCCCAAGCTTCATCAGGATCTCCCCCTAAAGCGACAGCTAACTCTCTTACACCCATTTCTTCTGAAGACATGGAAGTAGCTACAGTAGGGAGTCCTATGTCTAAAGCTGTTGTTCCTGTAACACCTGTTGATCCTAATTTAGCTCCTGTTGAAAGTGCTGCATTTTCTTTAGCAGTAAGAGACATTTCATCAAAGAACTCTTGGCTAGACTTAATTGCAGCAGCCTTGTCTATATCATCCCTTAAGATCTTAGGGTCTACACTGAGATCTCGCATTTCATCATCATAGGTAGCTGTAGTAGATGGATCAACGTCAGTAAGAGATGCAACCCCTGTACCTTCAGGAGAATATTCAGTGCCAGCAGCAGGGGAATAAGGAGTGCCTGAACCTACATTATCAAGTGCTTCATCTCTAGTATCTGCTGCACCTGTAGTGTCTAGTAATTCATCTCTAGTATCTGCTGCACCTGTAGTGTCTAGTAATTCATCTCTAGTATCATTATCTATAATAACACCCATGTTATCAAAATCATCAAAATCCTCAACACCTTTTAACTTGTTTACATTGCTTCCATCAGGGGAATACAGTTCTCGTCTATTTGAAGGAATAAGGTCTGTGGACGTAGCTACATTATCTTCTACTAATGTGTCTACTTGACCTGCAATAACAATCGCTTCCTCTGAAAGATTACCTGTATTAAAAATAGTAGAAACAATTTCCTCAACTTTAGCTTTTAATTTATCTTTAGATCCCAGAGCATCACCAACAGAACTAAAAAACGCTTGAATCATACCCCCTGATTTTGCGTAATCTACCGCACCCTCTGCTATAGATTTAAATAATTTACTAAGTGATGGAGTTTTACCAAAAACATCTTCTTTTTCTGATATTGAAAACACTTTGCCCTTATCCGAATCTGTATTCATAATTTTAACATAATCTGGATCTGGCAATCCTGCTTTTTTACGCGCATTTTGCGTTTGATTAACAGACATAACCATTACTTCTAACTTTGTTTTATCTTTATAGAAGATGTCATCCAGAAAACTAGGATTCTCTGTAATTCCCTTATACAACTTTATGGCATCTGGAAGCATTACTTTTAACATTTTCTCTTCTGCAAGGGCTGAGTTTGAAACGTACCCTATCATACTATTACCTTCGCCCCGTGGGTCTATGTTTCCATCAAGGATATCACCAGAAATTCCTTTTATTATTTTATTACGATTCCTAGTAATTTTATCTGATCTAAGATTGTGATGTAATTTAATAGTATCCGTGTCTGTATCTGAAAGTATACCCTGCCATGGATTATTAGGATCTCGTAAGTTGTCTACTTTACCATCACCCTGACCAGAGCCACTACTTGAAGTACCTCCACCTGTTACAGGATTAGGAGAAGGTTTAGAACCTACACGATAGTATCCCTGAGGAATGGGGGTTACAGGCTGGCCTTTAACGTGGCCTATTTTAATAATATCACCAGCATCATTAGTGTATTCTATATACACTACAGCAGTGTTCTCTCCAAACTTCCTACCACCTGTGTAGTTTTCATAAGAAGGAAGATCTGTTACAGCACCACCTTCAGCAAACATTTGTGCCGCACCTTCAAAGTCATCATTGTCCATGCCATCAATAAGAGCATCCATCTCCATTTCATCATCCATTTCTGGCTGTTGCATAGGAGCAGGTGAACCACCCATCTGACCTTCAGCTTCCATGGTAGCAAGTCCTGCCTTAGCAGACTCTCGCATCTTCATGAGTTTATCCAGTCCAATGAAACGTACAACGTCAGCAGGTACTACAAACTCACCTTCGCTTAGTTGTGCAGGAATATCATCTCGTACCTCTTCTGCTAAAGAACCCGTAGGAACTTCATTGCCAGATACAGGATCTACACTAGCACCATCATCTAAGAAACCGCCTTCTGCGTAACCACTGCGATATTCATTTCTCATTGTTAACTCTCTCTCGTAAATATTTCAAGGATCTTAAGTTTTGAATTGCACCTTGCGACTGGAACAATTCTTGTGTGTTAGTAGTCTGTTCCATCTTACGATGCTGTTGCTCAATGAGGTAATCCATATGTTCTACGAATGCACCCCATGTTTCTTTATTATTGCATAGGGGGTTCAATAGGTGCAGGTTCATTGCCACTAAATCCTTCTTCTCCGGGAATTGGCGCATTACCTATTCCGATGTTTGCGTTACCTACTCCTGATGCATCCATAGGCGGTGGAGCAGATGCTTGTGCTTCAGCTTGTTGCTTCTGCATAATCATTGCTTGCTCTTGTGCTTCTTCAACATTGTTAGTAACCTTATCAGGATCTAACTCCATTGACTTAGCAATCTCACGGATAATGTACTGCGACTTCATCCAAGGAGCCAAGGCAGGATTAGCACCTACCTGTAAGAACTGAATCAATCTCTGGCTACGGATCTCGTTAGCCATTAGTGACTCTGTACCACGGGCTTTAACTTCTAGGTCACCACGGATGCTTTCATCAAAGTCAAACTGCATATTAAAATGGAAGAAGCTTTTACCCATTGGCCCTAGAAGATAATCATCAATGTTCTTAATAACAGTCTTGATACCACCAGCAGCAGCATTCATCAACATGCTGATACCACTAGAGGTACGGCCTACTCCTGTAACACCTGTCTGTCCATGAGAGAAAGAAGGTAAGCCTGTAGACTCGTCTGCTAGCTGTCGTGCCTTATCAAATAACTGTAAGTTCTCACCTGACACGTTAGGATACTTAGTACCAAACAGTGCTTGGCCGGGCGCACCGCCTTGCCTACGGAACACTTTTCCCGGATAAAGCTGCATATCTTGGCCCGGAACTAGGTTTGTTTCATCTACTTCAAAGATTAAGTTACCTGATAGTACAGCGTTATCTACAGCCATACGCATGAAACCATTCATAAGAGTCTGAGTATCATCCATGTTCTCTGCTAGGCCGATGCCAAAGATAGAGTAGGGGTTATGCTCATACGGAACAGCGTAGTAAGGTAAACGTACAGGCTTGAATGGATTAAGCACAGAACGTATAACACGATCATTGCATACCCAGATATTAACTTGTAGCTCGTCTGCTGATTCTAACTCTTCTGGAATCTCAATGTCATGCTCTTCAATGGTCTTCATATCCATTACGCCCCAGTACTCTAGTACTTCAAAGCGGCTGCTACCTGTGTTAACTTGGTAGTCTTGAAGATCATCTTCCCAGTACTTCTTGGCGTAGTTTTCACCTTCAGTGATAACATCCTCAAGCACATCCTTACGGAAAAAAGGTCTGCGCTTAAGTTCACGTAGCTGACTACGATTTAACTTGTGACGTTGTATAGAGTACTGACAATCGCTAACAGTAGCAGCATCAGGGTCAGGGTACCAATCCCATACAGATACGTAAGATACTTTAGGTACAGTCTTCGTAACAGGAATGTAGTTACCTTCTGAGTCCCAATCAGGATACTCTTTGTCTACAGCCATTGGGCCTTTCATGATACCCGTACCAAACAGTGGCATCTCAAATGCAGCAGAGCGTAGTTGCTTGGTAGCCTCTGACTCGTCTAGCTGGTCATGTATCTTCTTCTCCATACGCTTAGCAGCAAGCATAGCAGGATTGTAGTTAACTGAAGTAGGAGAACCTCCCATACCTTCTTTAACATCCTTACCTTCTAGCTTAGCTTCCATAGCCCCTAGCTGTAGAGAGGACTCTGTAGAACCAGCAGGTAGTTCTTTACCATCACCAGCAAAGCCATAAGGAGACTCGTCTTCTGCCCCCTCCTTAGCTGGATCATAATGTACATCACCTGCAATACCCTCAGGTAATACAGTAGGATCTACAGATAGAGGAAACCTACCACCAGAGGCAAACAGTACATCCGTGATCTGACCATAAGCAGCTAGTACCTTAGTCTTGGTAACCTTAATGAATACGCGAGACTTCTCAGCTTCAGTGAACTTAACTGCATCACTATACACGCCACGATAGTTTTTGTAGTTGCGTAGCCACTGCTCTTCATATGGCCTACGTGAAGTCTCTGCTTTAGTAAAGCGTTCTTGCACTAAGCTAACTAAGCTACTAACGTACAGCTTCTCATCTATTGCTTCTGAAACATCGTCTAAAGCTACAGACTCGCTGCTTAATTCTTGAATTGGTTCTGCCATTTGTTACTCACAAAATGTTAAGTTAATAACCCATTATAGGGTCGGCTAAATACTGTGCGTTAGGTCTTGCTGTTGCAGGATCATAATCAAATACACCAAATCTAGGACGAGACATAAGCCCGTACCTAAGTGCATCATACAAGTGATCGTGTGCGTAATTTGTGTCTATGTCTTCTGCATTCTTTTTATCTAAAGGTATAGTAGGTAGCTGAGAGATAAGATGATTGCAGGTATTAAATATAACCATACGAGGCTCTTCAGTGAAGTCATCTAACTGTAACCTTCTGTGCATCTCGTTCTTACCTGATACTCTAGTTCCCTTTGATCTATCGGAAGGTCGCCATCTACAGCCTCTAACAACCATTCGTTCCGCTATACTAGGGCCAGTGTCCCCACGTTTATGCCAGCAAGAGGAGTCTAATACTCCATACTGTATGCCACCATCCTCATGCTCTGCTTCTAGTATCATGTCAGCTAGATCTTCTGCTAGTACCTTAGTAACATATAACTCTCTGTATACAATGATCTGATTATCAGGAGCTACAGCGCACCAAACAATGGCAGAATAACTGCCGTAGCCATAGTCCCCTGCTCTGAACTTAGTCC